GTTTACATCTGTTACGACATATCCTGCCTTTATTAGTTTTGAAGCTTCTATCACGATGATGGGATAGGCTTCTTCATATTTGCCATTGTCAATAATAGCAATGAACGTATCTACTTTCTTTGAATCAATGCTTCTGTTATGTTTTACAAAGGCAATCTTCTTAGAGACCTTCTCCTCAGTTTTAGTTAATTGGAATGTAATAGGTTCGTCTTTAAGTGTGAGGGCTTTACTATTCTTCTCTTCAATAGCCTGCTTTAATTGTTTCACAATTAACTCTTGGGCGTGTAGAACGGTTTCTCCCAACTGTCTGTTAACTATGTTCTTCAAATCTCTTTCAGCTTTAATCAACTGTTGTTGTAAGCTGAGAGTGCGCACTGCCTTTCCAGCTTTAGCATTAGCTACTGATTTGCTGGTTGCAGTCTTTCCTGCTGTCTTAGTCATTGTTTTCATTGTCATCTTGTTTTTAATTATTAAATTAAGTTCTTTGTAACCGTCCAACCTATGCGCACTTGGCTTTCTGATTACGCTGCAAAACTACTTGCTTCTGGGCTGATTAAAAGAGAGAAATTAATGGGTGGTTTTACTTCCCCTCTTAATTGTCAGCTCGTCCGCTATCGTTTTGACGCTGCAAAGATGGGATATAATGGCAGGATTAAAAGAGAGAAAAAAAGTCCTGCTCTTATGTACCCTCTTAATGGTACGGAGCAGGACTGTATTAATTATCAGAAGTTTATTAGAAGTATATGCTGTTCGCAGTATCAATTCTCTTGTCTTTATATTGCTTGATGTAACCTTTTAGGACATCTTCATCATCTGAGAATTTACTATGTTTAGATAGCTTAGTGAAGTAGATAAGCCTTGATATGAGCAATGTCTTACTAAGTGATATGGTGCTTCCTTTCTTCTGTCTGACATTAAACAGCTTATTATATGGCTCTAAATTGAAGAAGTCATTGAACATCTTATAGAACAGCCATATCTGAACGGATTCCTTTTCTTCTGCATGGGTACTTATGCTGACTTGTTGGTTCTGCATCCAAGGATGTTCCTCTATCTCTTTTAGGTTGTTGGCAATGATAGTAGCCAAGTAACCTATTGCATTGGCATTGTCAATTACTATCTGATGCTTGCCTTCAATCTTTACAGAGACGGTAATAGGCTTTTTAAAACTTACTCCAAATTGGTTAATCTCCTTATGGTTGTCAGCTATGGCTTTAGCGAATTTGGTGAGCTGTTCTATTCCTATGCCTGTAGCTTTCATTCCATCCAAGCACGTGCCACAAGTATAGTCGAAGATGAACAGAAGCAGAAACCAGAACTTATCTATATCAACTCTCAAACCTTTCAATGTATTCTGTATGTCCTCATTGGCTATATAATCTTCGTATGTGAAATTACCATATAGTTCATTCTGATTGTATCTTCTTATGAATAGGGGTAAGGCGGTAGTGCCGCAGACGTATCTTTCTCCTGTGGCTGGGTCTATATCTACGTCTGGAACATATTTAACGGCTATGGCTTCCATGTATTCCAAACGAGTATCAATGCTTATGTAATCTTCCTTTAGCTTCTCCATAATTATTAGTTTAAGGCAAAATTAAAAAATAATCCCCACCTGCATTGCTACAAGTGAGGAATTTGTGGATAGGATATGCTTTAGTAATCAGAAGCTCCTGTAAACGTATCCATGAGTTTATCCATCTGCTCACCTATGCACTTGTCTATTAGCTTTGCATAGTGGGCAGTCATTCGTGTATTGGTATGTCCCAACATCTTAGAAACGACTTCCAGAGATATGTTATTGGCTAAAGTAACGGTACTTGCAAATGTATGCCTACTTGTGTGGAAGCAGATTCGCTTATTAATTCCACAGAGTATAGCTATATCCTTTAGATATTTGTTGATGTCCGCAGGGTCTTGAATAGGGAGTAATTTCTCTCCACCCTTGTACTTATCCAATATCAGTTTGGCGATAGGGAGTAGGGGGATTCGTGATAGAACTCCTGTTTTAATCCTACGCTTCTTTATCCATATTCTGCCTGCACTGTCTTTCTCAAAGTGTTCTGGTGCCAAGGTCTTAATGTCAATGTAACTAAGCCCAGTGAAGCACCCAAAGAGAAACATATCTTTAGCTCGTTCCAATCGTGGCAAGGGAGTATCAAAGTTGATAATCTTCCTCAATTCTTCTTCATCCAAGAAGTCAATTTCCACAGGTTCACGTTCTACTTTATAAGCATTTACAGGATTGTAGGATATATAAGAGTTGGCGACAGCTAAATTTAGCAACTTCTTTAAGAACTTTAAATGCTTGGTGCAGGAGTTTTGTCCCATCTTCTTCTCTCCTAAAAGGAAAGCATGGAATCCTTGAATGAAGCCCAAGTTTATCTCTCTTAAATATAAGTCCTTACGCTCATATTTCTTCTGAATAAACTCTTTGAATAATCTGCCTGTATATTCAAACACCCAATAAGTGGCAGGGGCAACGGTTTTACCTACCATAGCTTTACGCTCTGTGTTATGTTCGTTCAGAACATCCAATAAAGTCTTCTCGTTTAGGGCTTCCACCTTGTCTGTGATAGCTTCTTTTAATAGTTCAGCAGTGATAAGGTAGCCCTTTTGAAGCAGCTCAATTTCTTTCTGATATATCTTATTCCGTAGTTGAATCAGATAACCGTTGATTAGCTGAGCTTCTTCACTCTTGCCTTTTACAGCTTGCTTCTCTTTGTTCCAATCGGCAGCAGGTACATGTTTACCTGTACTAAAGTAGATTCTCTTTCCGTTAGTGGTGATTGAAACCTCAATAGGTGATAGACCTTTCTTGTTTTGCTTACTTTCTCTTAATGAAAAGTAAACCATTGTACAATGTTTCTCCATTTTAAATTAAATGTTATATGGAGTGTATCGCATTGTATTATAGTTGATTATGCCAATTCTTGCAGCCGTTTTTTAAGAATGGCAAATTCGGCTGCAAATCGGCTGCAAAAGTAACCTGTTTATGGCTTGATTTGAGGGGTAATTGGCTACTCTTTACATGAGTTGTTTGGACTTAAATAAAGCAGGATTTATCTTGTTATCTCCTTACTGATTCACTATTCATTCACTCTGAATAGTGAGTGATGCAAGGTGTTTCAATCTGTTATCTAAGTCAAGTTACCACAAATAAAAAAAAAAACTCCTGCAACCACAAGGATTACAGGAGCTTATCTGTATTAAGTAACTTATATTACTTGTTCAAGGCAGTAGCCACGTCAACCGCACAAGCCACTGTACAACCTACCATCGGGTTGTTACCAATTCCCAGGAATCCCATCATTTCCACGTGAGCAGGAACTGATGAAGAACCAGCGAATTGAGCGTCTGAGTGCATACGACCCATAGTGTCCGTCATGCCGTAAGAAGCAGGACCGGCAGCCATGTTATCCGGGTGAAGCGTACGACCTGTACCGCCACCGGATGCTACTGAGAAATAGGGCTTACCTGCAAGAACGCGTTCTTTCTTGTAAGTACCTGCAACAGGGTGCTGGAAACGGGTCGGGTTGGTAGAGTTACCTGTGATGGATACGTCTACGCCTTCTTTCCACATGATAGCCACACCTTCGCGAACGTCGTCAGCACCGTAGCATTTTACTTTGGCACGAGGACCATCGCTGTATGCGATTTCACGAACAACTTTCAGTTCACCTGTGTAATAGTCGAATTGAGTCTGAACATATGTAAAGCCGTTGATACGGGAGATGATTTGTGCAGCATCCTTGCCCAAACCGTTCAGGATACAACGCAAAGGTTCTTTACGTACTTTGTCAGCTTTAGCTGCGATTTTGATTGCACCTTCTGCAGCAGCGAATGATTCGTGACCTGCCAGGAAAGCAAAACACTTAGTCTCTTCGCGGAGCAACATGGCAGCCAGATTACCGTGACCGATACCTACCTTGCGGTCGTCGGCTACAGAACCCGGAATACAAAACGCCTGCAAACCGATACCGATTGCTTCGGCAGCATCTGCAGCATTCTTGCAGCCTTTCTTGATAGCGATGGCACAACCTACAACATAAGCCCATTTTGCGTTCTCAAAGCAGATAGGCTGAGTCTCTTCACACGTCTTATAAGGATCGAGTCCGGCAGCTTCGCAGATGGCGTTAGCTTCCTCTATGTCTTTGATGCCGTTGGCGTTCAAGGCTTC